ACAAATATGGAAAATGAAAAAGCATCGATAAAAGGGGAGAAAGAATATAGAGAAAAACTAGAAAGAAGTAAGCGACAAATAAATATTTAAGGGGTAAGAGGATTACTATACATAAGGTTTCTTATAGGACGTTGTCAAAACCCTTATAAACAAAGGGTTTTCAGTCCATTTTATCGATAAAGAAGGGTGATGAATCTATGGTAAACGATAAGGATAATGACCGGTTAGATCACGCTTTGGAGTGGTGCAAAAAGCATAAATTAAAATCAGACCGGTTGAATTTATTCAATCGGGAACGTAAGAAGAAATCGGTTAGAGGGAATCTCAGTAAAAAAGAATTTGAAGAGATGTGCAAAAAGGCAGGGGTTGAAAAAGGATCTCTTTGTAAAACCATATTCACCGAGAATCTTTAAGTTCGGGGCCCGAACTTGACCTGTAATATGGTGGAAATATCGGTTTTTCGCTTATGGATTATACCTTAAATTAATTTGACCCCCCTTAAAACGCAAATTTGAACGTTTTATTTATGGCTTTATTAACAAAAATTAACGAGAAATCCTTTATTCTTCGTCATCCTAGTTATTTTTAGGATTTTAGGGTTTATAAAATGTGCATAAAATCATACGTGGAGATATAAAATTGACGTTTAGAAGGAGTTTAAAATCGTTTTTAAGGCTATTTTAGAGAGGTGTGATTTATCATTGCTAAAAATGTAAAGTTCCGACCGAAATCAAGCTATCAAGCTAAGACCCCAGAAGCCAGGAAGAGGAAACTTGATAATTTGAAATTAAGGTGGCCGGAAAAGTTAAAGACCGGCAAAAGCAAAAGTTTCTCTATCCGGGAGTATCGAAAGGATATTATCCAATTCTCAGAAAAAGAAATCTATCTACCCGAGAAAAGACAAAAACTGGTCACGCTCGAAGATTGGGAACGAGAAATTTTTACAGATTGCTTTTATAAGAGCAGGCCTCGACTGATCCTCGTAAGCCTGGCCAAAAAAAACGGTAAATCTACCTTTGCAGCAATAATCTTAAACTGGTTTTTGATCACCCAGGAGCCTGGCGAGATTTATATTTGTTCTAATAGTAAGGACCAATCCAGTTTTATTACTTATCGAAAAATTGTTTCCATGATTAAAAAGAATCCGAAGTTTGATAGAAAGTGCCGGATCCATGCCGATTATATCGAGAATATTGAGACCGGAACGATTTTAAGATGTTTAAGCTCATCTTACCGGTCAAGCGCTGGCCTTAATTGCCTGTTAATTTGTATCGATGAGCTAGCCTCTTTTGATACAGATTCTCTAAAATTCTTTTTTGAAGAACTTCAATTATCTCCGATATATAAATATCCCTTGATCCTGGTAACTTCTACCGCTGGCCGGAGCGAAGAGGGGATACTCTGGGACTTAATAAAGGAGTCAGAAAAAGGCAATACTCCGGAAAGCTATTTTTATATCAAGCAGGGGGAAGAAGCCAATCCCTCTTCTTTCGTAACTGAAAAATATCTAGATAGCCAGGAGCATAAGCCGGGGATGAGACCCAATTTATTCAAGCGGTTGCATAAAAATTTATGGGTAAGTGAAGAGGATTCTTTTATAACTGATGAAGATTTTAGAGTTTGCATCGATTATAAATTAGTCAAAAGGCCGGAGATAAAAATTCCTATATGGTTAGGGCTTGACGTGGGATATCGAAATGACTATACCGCTATTTGTGGCGTAGGGAAAGTTAATAATAAAATTTTTTCTGTGGATCATAAAGTTTATATCCCACTGGAAACAGAAGAATTACAATTTGATGATGTTAAAAGATACTTAATCGAATTATCTAAGATTTATGATATTCAAAGTTTGTATTTTGATCCCTATCAGGCCATTCAATTGAGCCAAGATCTTAAAAAAGAAAAGATAAATATGGTGGAATTGCCTCAGACCCAGGGAAATTGTATAGCCTTCTCTCAATGCCTTTTTAACCTGATCAAAAGCCAGGGGATAAATTTCTATGAATCGGAAGAAATCAGGCTATCCCTGATTAACTGTAAGGTAGTTTATTCTTCCCGGGGTTGGCGCATTGTCAAGAAATCGGGAACTAAAAAAATCGATTTAGCCATTAGTCTGGCCATGGCCAGTTATGGCGCGGTAACTGCCTTAGAGGAATCGGAGTCTATAATCGAAGGGAAGGGTGCCGGGAAACGACCAAGTGCCGAACAAGATTGGTAACGAGGATTCATAATTATTATTATGTGAAGTAAAAATTGATTAATAAATAATTTTATGTTATTCTGAAAAAAAATAAATATTCTCATTCGAGCACCGGAATATACTTTTTAATTTGATTAACCACAGAGAGCCAAAATGAGAAGTTTAAAACACTTCTTGTTTGGCTCTTTTTTTATTTCTAAAGGAGATACATGAGCATACAAATAAAGATAGAGAAAGGACTTACAAAAAGTATAAGCGTAAAATATGTAGAGTTTCTATACTGTAAGGCTCTTTGTTTATATTTTTATTTTTTCACTATAACGATTTATATTTGGCGAAAGGTATTTTAAGATTATATGGACCTAAAAGATATATTTCAAAATACTAAAGACACCATAAAGAAATTAGTTAAACCAGAGATGGGCGAAATATCCCACTCTGGAACTGATATCTGGGGCATTGGTGATCTTCCTGTCTACAATCCTGATGACCTAGTAGAAAAAAAGGGCTTGGAAATATACAGAAAAATGCAAAGGCGGGATGGCCAGGTTAAAGCTGTTTTTATGTTGAAGAAGTTTGCCCGGTTGTCCACCCCCTGGGATATCAGGCCAGAAGATGAGGATGATCAGGATGCAGTGAAACAGGCCGAATTTATAAAGCATTGTTTTTCAGATATGAAGGGGAACGTAAATAATACCCTGCTTAAAATATGGAATGCCATGAGGGATGGTTATTCAATAGCTGAAATTAATTATAAGGTCCTTCCCACCGGAGAATTTAGGGGGATGATCGGGATTGATAATATTAAGGTCCGGAAGGCTTTAAATTATATGTTTAAATGTGATGAACATGGCAATATTAAAGAAAAAGGCTTGATTGAGGGGAACAATACACCATTGCCTATAAATAAATTTATTCTTTTTACCTATAATCCCAATGATGACGATGCAAATAGCTTATATGGCGAATCCGATTTTAGGGCTGCCTACCGGTATTATTTCTCTAATGATATCATCCAAAGGTTCTGGAATATATTTTTGGAAAAGTTTGGCCAACCTACCGTAATAGGTCGTTATGGAACCGGCACTCCCAAAGAGAAGCAGGATTCATATTTAGATATATTAAAGACTATTCAGACCGATACCGCAATAGTAATGCCCAAAGATTTGGAAGCTGAACTTCTAGAGGCTACCAGGAGAGGAGATGCAGGATATAAATCGGCTTTTGATACCAACAATGCTATGATTGCCAGGTCTTTGTTGGTGGGTACTCTTTTAATGGATACCGGGGAAAAGGGCTCGTGGGCTTTATCTAAGACTCATTTCGATATTTTTATTTATATCCTTGATTATTTAGGTACGGAAACCGAAGATACCATAGTCCGGGAACAGATCATAAAGCGGTTGATAGATTTTAATTTTGTACAACCCAAATATCCTTATTTTAAATTTAAATCATTGATTAAAGAGGATCAGGAAGCTAAAGCTAAAATCGCTAAAATGTTAGTCGATGCAGGGTTGATAAATGCAGAGGAAGAGTGGGTCCGGGGATTTTTGAAGATCCCGGCCAAAGAGGAAGGGATAATTTTACCTGAACCTAAACCTAAGGGCGGGGGCTTTATAGAAGAATATCAGGCTAGGCTAAAAAGGCGAACTAATCAGTATGAAAAAAAATGTAATTTTACCCGGATAGTAAAGAATTTAGACGAATGGGAAGCAAAAGCTAAAGAAGATCTTATAGAGATTATAACTAAACAGAAAGAGGCTCTCAAAAAAGATATCTTAAAAAGGAAGATCATTGAAACCAATTCAGCTTCCCAGATCGAGAAGATCCAGTTATCCTATGTAGGAGAATTAAAAACTAAAATACAGGAATATTTAAGGGATTTGTGGCAGTATGGTCGGGAAGAGGTAAAAAGTGAACTGGGTAAAATGAAATTTGTCGATATAGTTCCCGGTTTGCCACCCAAAAAGGCCCTGCAATATTTAAATAATAAATCCTTTTGGATTGCCGGGGTGATAAGGGATAGCGTTCTAAAGGAATCAAGGGCAATTTTATATAACGGTCTTAAAGGCGGGGCTACTACCCCGGAGATAATGTTTCAATTGGATGGATTTTTTAAGGAATATATCGGGACTACCGCAATAGAGATAAAAACCGGTAGAGAATTAACTCCCTGGCACCTTGAAAATGTAGTGAGAACCAATTTTAGCGATGCCTATAATGAGGGGCGCTGGGCCATGATGAACGATCCGGACGTGGGGGATTTTGTACCTGCAGTTGCCTATTCCTCTGTCATGGATGAGAGGACTACCGAGATATGTGAGCGGTTAGATGGCCAGGTATTTGAAAAGGGTGATCCTGACTTGGCCAGGGTAAAGCCACCCAATCATTATGAATGCAGGGGAACTCTGGTTCCGGTTACTAAATACGAGAAATTTACCCCAATATCCAAGGAAAGGAAAGCGGGGATCATGGCTATAAAGCCTAAAAATTTTATAAATTTGAAAGGAGAGGAATTAAATGCCTTACAAGTATCCGGATAATATCCCGGAAGGGATAAAAGGTTTACCGGCTGAAGCCCAAAAAACCTGGATTGATATTTATAATAATGCTTATGAGCAGTATAAAGATAGACCGGAAAGGGAAGGTTTGGCCAATGCCACAGCTTGGGCTGGTCTTAAAAAAGCAGGTTGGAAAAAAGACAAAGAGGGTAACTGGATTAAAACCGAAACCCAGGGGAATTTAAACGCTATGGAATTGGCAATATGGGAGGCCTATTCCCAGACCTATGAGTTAAAAGACGTCGAGGTATTTGGTAAAGGAACGTGGAAGGGCGTTAAAATAACCGATAATGACATTGACGATATTGTAAATAATACCAATGAAATAATTGATAAACTAAAGCCGAAGGTAAAATTAGGTCATGGTGATAAACAAGAGCTATTAAGAAAAACGGGGCTACCGGCTGGTGGCTGGATCACCAAATTGAAGAGAGCCGGGGATAAAATTTTAGTAGACATAAAGGAAGTGCCTAAAGTCCTGTATCAATTAATCAAAAATGGGGCCTATAAAAGGATATCCAGTGAGATCTTGGCCGGTTATACCGAGCCCAGCACCAAAAAGAAATACAATAAAGTCCTCTCGGCCATAGCTTTTTTGGGGGCTGATCTACCAGCAGTAACCAATTTAAAAGATATTGCTGCCCTGTATGATGTTAACGATAAGGCAGATATAATTTTATATCCGGAGTTAAAAGATATAAAAAATAAAATAAGAAAGGAGGTGTATATAGCTATGGCTGATAAAAAAGTCATAATAACAGAAATGGATGGTAAGAAATTCGTTTCTGTCGAAGATTATGAACAAATAGAAAAAGATAAAAAGGCGGTAGATGAGAAAGTTAAGGCTGGCGAAGATTATAAGTCTAAATTCGAGGCTGAGGAAAAGAAGACTAAAGAGGCCGAATCTAAGTTAGCTAAAACTGATAAGGAAAAAAGGGAAGCCGAAATTAAAACTTTCGTAGATTCTCATTGCTCGGATACCGATATGCGGTTCTTACCTTCTCAAAAAGAGATTTTGGTTACCCTTATAGAGTCGGCTTCTGACAAAAAAATAATTAAATTTACCATCGATGAAAAAGAAGTTGAACTCTCTCAAAGGGAACTTCTGGAAAAATTTATTGAACTCCAACCGAACTTTTCCGATTCCATTTTTACTGAATTAAGCAAAGGTGGAGAGGAAGAGGAAGAAGGCGAAGATAAATTAACTCCAGAAGAAAAGAAAGTCCAGAAGTACATGGATGAGCATAAAGATATAAGTTACCGTGATGCGGTCTTAGCTGTTCTTTCATCTACTGAAGAGTCTAAAAAGAAAAAATAATTAAATTAAAAACCAAAGAAGGGAAGTGTTAAATAATGTCTCAAGCTGCCGGTGTTTTAGATTTAACTTTTAAAGCTGGTGCAGCCTTAACCAATTATCAATATCACTTTGTAAAACTTGATGGGACTAGTGGTATTGTCCATTGTAGTGCTGCTAAGGAGCTTTCTATCGGAATTTTACAGAATGCTCCTGCAGATAAAAGGGCTGCCAGAATAAGATTATTGGGTACAAGTAAATTAGTTATGGGCGCAACCTGTAATGAAATGGCACTCATAACTCCCACCGATGACGGACATGGAGCCGTAGCAATCGCAGATAAGGATCATGTCGGAGCAATAGCTCTGGAAGCTGCCGGTGCTATAGATGAAATAATAGAAGTTTTAATTACCAAATTGCATCTTAAAGTCGGTGCTTAATAAATAATTAATAAAAGAATCGAGGTGAAATTAAATGCCAGAACTGGAAAATGTTCGTATTGACAAAGTATTGACTAATATTTCCATACAATACCGTAATGCGGCTTATGTGGGAACACAATTAATGCCGATTGTACCGGTAAAGAAGAAATCGGATATATATTATATATATGATTCTAAGGCTGATCGGTTTAGGGTTCCCCTTACTTTAAGGGCCCCGAAGACTGAATCAAGGACCGTAGATTGGAAAGTAGACACTGATAGCTATGTCTGCGATGAGCATGCCTTAAATGATCTAATTGATGATATAGAGAGAGATAATGTCGACAAACCCCTAAATCTTGAATTAGATACCGTAGAATTTTTGACCGATATCGTTACTTTAGGTTTAGAGATGAGGATCAAAGATATATTAACAGCAGAGGCAAACTTACCGGCCAATACTCCCGCTATTAAATGGGATATTTGGGATCAAGCAAGCCCTGAGTTAGACTCTGATCCTATAGGAGATATTGAAACCGGGAAGGCTGCTATACATGCAGTAATCTTTAGAGAACCGAATGTATTGCTATTAGGAAAGGCTGTTTATGATAAGCTAAAACACCATCCTAAGATTATAAATCTGATTAAATATAGTCAAAAAGGCGTAGTCACTACTGATCTTATGGCCAGTCTGTTTGGAATAGAAAAAGTGATAGTAGGTGAGGCTGGTTATAATTCAGCCAAAGAAGGCAAGACTGCGGTTTTAAAATATCTCTGGGGTAATAATGCCATATTGGCTTACGTAGAACCTAGACCAGGAATAAAGAAATTCTCTTTAGGTTATACCTTCCAGTCTCAGAAATTTCAAACCAGAAGGGCAAGAATAGAGATAAAACATAGTGATTGGTTTGAAGTGGGCGATATAGAAACCGAAAAAATAATTTGTAAGGCTTGCGGATATAGAATAGAACCGGCAATAACTGAAGCCTAATAAATAAAATTAGAGGGGGAGGATTATGTTCTCTCCCTCTAATAATAAGGGAGATTTAGATGTCTTTTTGTAATGATATTGACGTATTGACTAACCTAAATATGTCAGCAACCGATGTTCCTTCTTTATTATTGGCCAAAGCTATTGTTAAATCTAATGCAGAGATAAGAGCGGCTTTTTCGTCTGATCTGTTGGCTGCTTTAGATGTCTTTGGTGAAAAGGATGAGTCAATAACTACCGCGGAAGTCAATATTGATGAAGATAAAATTACCTTAGATATCGATATTCCTACCGGAGCAAGGATTCAATTTAATGCTGGAAGCGGTGAAACTGATGAATTGCCTAGTCCTTTAGTGGCGGGCATTGTATATTATGCCATACGTGTAGATTCTACTCATATAAAAGTGGCCGATAGGAAAGACGAAGCCATGGCTGGGATTCAAATAGACATAACTGACCAGGGAATAGGGACTCATACAAT